ACGGTATTTGCTTTCGATGTATCTCCATCTCGCCGTAATGCAAGCCTCGTTGCTGGAACTATATTACCTTCGGGTAAAATTGGAGTGGGAATACTCCAGACTTGGGAAAGCCAAGTAAGCGTTGATGATCTAAAGATTGCGGTAGATATCAAGGCATGGGCTGACCAGTATCGCCCTCGCCAAATCTGTTTCGACAAGTACACAGCTCAATCAATCGCTGACCGACTCTCCAATGCAGGACAAGTCTGCTTGGACATATCGGGCGCCGCTTTTTATCAGGCTTGCGGTGACCTACTAGATGCGTTGGTCAATCATCGCTTAGTTCATTCTGGCCAAGAGAACTGGATTCAACAGATGAACAACTGCGCGGCCAAGACCAATGACTCTTCATGGCGCATTGTTAAACGCAAGAGTGCTGGCGATGTATCCGGTGCTATCTCCACAGCGATGGTTGTGCATCAATTAACTAAACCACAACAGGTAGCGGCTATTTACACGGATTAACCCACATGTAGTGTATAATTGCCTTCTATGGGTCTCTTCTCGCGTAAGCCGCAAATCTTAGAAGCGCAAGCTGCACCGCAGGTCATGGGTGAATATTCACCATATGCCATGCCTTTCCAATTTGCCTATGTTGGGCGCACCGAGGCTTTAGGGATACCAGCTCTTGCTCGCTGCCGTAACCTTTTGGCAGGCACAATCGGGGCAATCCCATTAGAGCTTTACAAGAAATCTACTGGCGAAGAATTAGGCAAGCCACTCTGGTTAGATCAACCTTCATACCACCAACCACGATCTGTCACTATCGCTTACACGGTTGATTCTCTCCTATTCTATGGTCAAGCGTTCTGGCAGGTTGTTGAAACCTATTCTGAGGATGGCAGACCATCTCGCTTTGACTGGGTAGCAAACAGCCGCGTTACAGCAACACTTGATAAAGATAATATTTTCGTTAAGTCATACGCTATCGATGGCACAACAGTACCGATGGATGGGCTAGGCTCGCTCATCACCTTCCAATCACTAAATGATGGAATTTTAAATACAGGCACATCGACTATTCGTTCTGCTATTGACATCCAGAAGGCTGCGGCTATTGCTGCTCAAACTCCAATGAGCTCTGGGATACTACGGAACACAGGAGCTGATTTGCCACCAAGCGAAGTCTCTGGACTTCTCGCAGCTTGGAAGCGCAGCCGTCAGAATAATTCAACTGCTTACCTAACTAGCACTCTTGAGTTCCAGCCAGTTCAGTTCTCTCCTAAAGACATGATGTACAACGAGGCAATTCAGAATCTAGCAACACAAATTGCCCGCCTTTGCAATGTACCGCCTTACTATGTTTCAGCAGACCAGAACACAACCATGACTTATGCAAATGTACAGGATGAGCGCAAGCAATTCCTGACACTATCTTTGCAGCCTTATGTATCAGCCATCGAGGATCGCTTATCTATGGATGACATTACAGCGCGTGGAAACATCGTCAAGTTTGACATTGACAAGAACTACCTGCGCACAGACCCACTTGTAGAACTACAGATTATTCGTGAACTCCTTGACCTACAGCTAATCACCCAAGAGCAGGCTATGGAGATGACAGACCTAACACCTAACGGAAGCGAAGGCATGATATGAACCAAGTAATTACTTTCTCAGCTGAACTGACAGCCGATTCGGCAAGTCGCACTATTTCAGGCAAGATTGTCCCGCTTAATGTTGAGGCAGGATCAACAAACATGGGCAAAGTTATTTTTGAGTCCGGTTCTATTGAAATTGCAGACCCTAAAGCAATCAAGCTACTAAGCCAGCATGACAATAAAAAGCCATTAGGTCGCATGGTCTCATTTAGTGAATCAGAAGATGCAATCCACGCAGTATTTTCCGTGAGTCGCTCACAGCGCGGGACAGAAGCTCTTATCCTTGCAGAAGAAGGATTGCAGAGCGGCTTGTCAATTGGGGCAGAAGTCCTCAAGTCAAAGATCAAGGATGGCGTGACTTATGTGTCCGCAGCTCGCTTGGTCGAAACCAGTTTAGTAACAGAGCCAGCATTTAAGTCTGCTCAGGTTACTGATATTGCAGCAGAAGAATCTGATGCAGAACAAACCATCCAACCAACAGAAAGCGAGACAGCCACCGTGGAAGAAACCACTTCAGCAGTCGAAGCAACACCTACAGTTGAGGCTGCCGCAGTTGAAGCTGCTCGCCCTGCTGTAACAGCAATGGCTTACACAAAGCCACGCATTGAAGTAACAGCTGCAAAGTATGCAGAGAACACAATTCGCGCAGCACTAGGCGATGAGTCAGCTCGTCAATACCTCTTGGCTGCTGACAACACAACTGACAACGCTGGTCTCGTACCAACTCGTCAGCTCTCTGAAATCATCAACCCACTCGGAACAACAATCCGCCCATCGATTGATGCAATCTCTCGTGGAGTGCTTCCAGATGCAGGTATGACTTTCGAGATTCCAAAGATTACACAAATGCCAGCAGTTGGCGAAGTTGCAGAAGATGCAGCATTTACAGACACAGATCAGAACGCAGCGTTCTTGTCAGTATCTGTCAAGAAGTACGCTGGACAGCAGACATTCTCTGTTGAACTTCTAGATCGTACATCACCAGCATTCTTTGATGAGCTTGTCCGCAACATGGCAGCGGCTTACGCAAAGACAACAAACGCAGCAGTAAACGCTGCTCTTATTGCAGGTGCATCACTCGATGCAACAACAACAGTAACTTACCCAACAGCTTCAGAGCTTCTCGGTATCGTTGCTCGTGGTTCAGCTTCTGTCTATGCTGCAACAGCAGGACTTGCAAACCCATTCGCTCGCAACATGGTTGTATCTACAGGACAATGGTCAAACATCATGTCTCTTAACGATGCAGGTCGCCCAATCTACACAGCATCACAGCCAATGAACGCAGGCGGACAGGTAGCGCCTACATCACTACTTGGTAATGTTGCAGGACTCAACCTTTATGTTGATCCAACAAACGCAGGCGATAGCGATGGAACAATCCTCATCGTGAACCCAGATGCTTACACATGGTACGAGTCACCAACTTACCGCCTACGCGCTGAATCAACAGCCGCAGGTCAGGTAACAATCGGTTACTACGGCTTTGGCGCAATCGCAACTAAGGTTGGCGCTGGCGCATTTAAGAACAACAAGGCGTAAGCCACACTAAGTCACTCAAGGGGGCTGCCAGAGCCCTTGCAGCTCCCTTGAGTCTTTAGAAAGGACAACATGAGTACAACAACAGTTGCAGAACTTCGCACAGCTTTAGGTATCGGAACTCTTTACACCGATGCCGTATTGCAGTCCGTTTGCGATGCCTCTGATGATGTTATGTTGCCTTTTCTATGGACTAACACGACTCCTGCAATTGCACACAGCAATATCGGCACAGTAGGTACGCTTTACTTTAACGAGCCAGTACAAGATGTATTTTATGTAGGTCAGTCAGTAGTCATTAGTAAGTCAGGTACTAAGTTCAATGGCACTAAGACCATTACTGGCGTAGGGGTCAAAAGCTTTACCGTGACCACAACTCACACAAGCGATAATCCTTATCACCCAATTAACCCTTATGGTCAGGTTGCGGCAGATACTTATGTCGATTACACAACTATCGCAGCAGTTCAAGAGGCAAGCCTCATGATTAGCGTGGCAATCTGGCAAGCTCGTCAAGCCCCAACAGGACAAGGCGTAAGCATCGATGGATTCGCTCCAAGCCCTTACACAATGTCTAATCAGCTCATGGCTCGAGTCCGTGGCTTACTTGCACCATATTTAAGCCCTAACTCAATGGTGGGCTAATGCCAGCCATAACAACCCTACGATCTAGCATTGCCTCGGCTCTTACCGATAATTCTAAGTGGTCAGTATTCTCATACCCACCAGCGAGCCCTATTGCTAATTCTGTAATCATTAGCCCTGCTGATCCATATATCACCCCGACTAATAACGATTACACATCTATTGCGCCAATGGCTAATTTTTCACTTAACATACTTGTGCCTTTACTCGATAACCAAGGCAACCTTGCAGGCATTGAAGATGACATAGTGCGCATCTTTCAACTCTTGGAAGCATCGAGCATTGTGTTCAATGTAGGGAGCGTGAGCGCACCAGCCGTTCT